CTTGCATACCCTGTGCAATAAATTGTGCTTTTAAGGATTCAAACTCCATGCTTCTTGGAGCTTCTACATCTCCTCCGTTAGCCATTGTTTGTGGCGGCATCATGTTTTGCGGAGCCGCTTGTTGAACACCATTTAAAGGTTGTTGTTGTGGGGCCATCTGTTGCTGTTGCATAGCCGCCTCGGCTTTTTCTTCGGCTTGAATCTTAACGTGCTCCATTATATGTTTTTGTAAATCCATAGCTAGTTTTGGCATTTGTGCAATCATAGGCGAACTTCCAAAAATAAGGTGAGCGGTGATATGTGCTTGATGTTCTTGACCTTTAAATACTTTTAACGGTACACCTTCCATAGAATCAATATTCTCTTGTGCTGGATCCCGCGGTTCAGCTTTATCTGTTGTATGTGAAACTAAAATCTTGTCCACATCCCGTACACCCAACGCTTCATACATGCGACGATATACTTCAGGAATATTATGTATTTCAGGAGCTTGCATAGCTAACTGCATTTCTGTTTGAGCCACGGCTATACGTTGTGCTTGAGAAAATGTGTTGGGATTAGAGACGGGCATAATATCTACACGATTATCAAAATCCAAACGTTTTACAGATTGGTCCGCACCCGCCACACTATACGGGTATTCTTCTGGTAAGTAATCGGACATAACTTTAGAGAGAAGTTTAAACTCAACACGCATAGCATAATGCAGGCGTTTATGGATGGCGCTCATTACTCGAGTACCCTGCTCTAACATAGCGATAGTAGTACCTACCGGAGCATTTTGATTACCGTCACCTACTTTTAAATCAGTAATAGTAGCAAAACGTTGGGCGGCATCTACTACAAAACCCAGCAGTTGAAACAAAGTTTGATCCGGTCCTTTAAATGGCAACGCCATTAAGCTGTCTCGGATAGCTCCACCCGGAGCATCTACATCTCTAAATTCCCCCGGTTGCAGGGGTTCATTATCGTCTCTAATCCTTAGACCGCGAGCTTTAAAACCAGCCGGTAAATTAGATAATGTCCCAGCATCAATCAACTGCCTTAAAGCAGCCGTTGCCGTTCGAGACAATCCACCGATAGTGTGGATTAAACCTAGTCCGTAGAAACCAAAGCCCGGGAGAAACTTGTAGTGTATAAAGTATTGTATTTTGTGTTTAAGTTCGTCTTCCTCGCGATAGTTCCTACGAATAGAAAGCACCTGACCATTATCTTCACTAACGGTAACAATGTACGGTATTTTAATACCAGTAGCTTCGCCATCCTCGTCAGTTTCTTCAAAGCCGGGTAAATCTAAATCAACGTGACACTCTAACAAAGTACAATCATAGTCAATGTTAGAGGGTTGTGTCCCGTTAATGCTGTCCATTTCAGCGCTAACACTATCCGTATCGTCTTGAGCAGGGATAACGGGGATGTCGCGGTAAAATCCAGACAATTGTTTCTTGCGTAAGTCATTTAAAGACATACGTACTACGTGCGTAATGTTAGGGCACGTTTCTAAGTCATTAGCTTCATACGGTACAATTAAATTTTCAGCCGGAATAAACTTACAAACGGCTCGGTCTAAACCTTCGTCGTAATAAACCTTTTTAAAAGTAGAGCCCGCCAGTGGTAAATAAAACAACATTTGGTCAAACTCAGGTGTGTATTCTTCCATTACATCAGTAATGTAGTAATTCATAAAATCACGTACACGTACCGCTTGGTCTTCTTTAGCGTGAGTAGGTGCGCCAAGAACCACGGTTCGCACCGGTCCGCCAGAAGGTAGCAATTCGTTAAAAGCTTGTGCCTGAAACTGCACAGCAGCTTCGGCTAAAATAGGGTGGGTTACTCCAGTAGCGCCACGAAACGGTTCAGTTCGGTCTTCGTATTTAAAGCCAAGTAACTCTAAACCTTTAGAGTAAGCTTCTTCCCAATCAGACCGAGAGGCTTTGTTAGATTCATATTCAGACAGTAAATCACCAGCAATAGAACCTAATTCCCGATCATCCATATCTTCAGCAAGATTGTCATAAAAGTTTTCTGACTCGCGAGCCGTGCTCATAGGATCAAAGTCCAGTGTTACACCCCCGTCATCTTCTTCTATAATTTCAATGTCTTCTGGCATGTCCATAGGAATATCGCTAACTAAAGCTTCAATTTCTAATTCTTCTACTATTTCTCCATCAGGGCTCATGCCTTGACGTTCTATTAAAGAAGCTATCGGTTTATCTTCATCTGCCATTTAAAATACCTTTAATAATTAGGGTACAAACTCATAACGCCGCCACCATTTGCTTTTCTTGCAGCACCGCCACCACCTTGATTACCGCCGCCACCTTGATTATAACTAAGTCCACTATAATCAATAGGTGCTATATAGGGCAATGCGTTGGGGTCAGGCATTGGGGGTCTTGCCATTGAACTCATAATAGCGTTATAGCTTGCCGGATCACTTTTGGCTAAGTCAGCCAGAGTTGGTGGCTCAGATGCTGGATCAATAGGTGGGCCCGTATACCTAGGACCCATGTAGTGAGATCCTGCTAGGATTCCTGCTATATTTTCCGGGCTGTAATCAAACTCTGCGGCTAAGGCGGGATCGTAATTACTAAACACCGGCGATGGTACTCCGGCCTTCATTAAAGCCGTTCCTTGTTTATGACTAACAATGCCTAGTTCTATTAAAGACTTACCGCTAACGCCGGTTGTTTCCCCGGCTAACATACGGTTATAGTCTTCTCTAAGATTAGCTGGATCGCCGTATTGAGTTGCTGTTCCTGTTCGAGCTTCATAGTCCATCACACTTCGATCCAAAGCATCTCTTTCGGCTTGCAAATAAGCCTGACCTTCTGAGGATTCAGTGAAAGCATTCCTAGAAGCTTCGCCACTAGGCAACGCGGTCATGCCACCGTACAGTGTGTTAAAAGCGCTGGCTTTGTCGCGTTTTATTCCCGCGGTGTCCATAGCGTTGTCAAAATCCCTTGTTCCTTCGTCTTCATATCGTGTAGGTGGTGAGTAATATTCTATACCCGTGGTGCCCATTGAGGCTCCACCAGAGTAATCGTACATCGTGTCTGGACTGCCCACACCTACTGGAGCGCCCTCTGCTATAGCCTCGTCCGTGAGTGCACTGGGGTAAACCGGTAAAAAATCTTTGTAGTCGGCTAAATTTAAACCAGCGTAAGATTGAGTAGGCATAGGTGGTGGTGCAAAAGAATCGGCAGGTGGTACATAGGCACCTCTAGGATCAGATAAAGCTTGCGGAGCAAGGTTAAGATTAAAATTAGGTTGAGCGTTCATAGCGGGGGCGGGGGGCATACCAAATAAACCACCGCCTTGTTGCCTGTTTAGACTACCTACTTGTGGATTAACATTATTGACGGGCAATGCACTTCCAAGGTTATACATACCGCCACCTTGTGGTGGTGCTACTGGCATAGGTTGTGGTGCTACTGGCATACGTTGTCCATTTGGATTTAGATTTGGATAGTTAGTTAATGGTGGAGAGTTAGCTAATGGTGGTAACGAAGAAATTGAAGGTGGTACTATTTGCGTACCAATAAGAGGTTTAGAAAAATCGTTTACTGGCATAGGTTGTGGTGCTACTGGCATAGGTTGTGGTCTTATTGCTGGGCGTATCATTAAGCTAGGGTCTTTTCTACCACCGGGTTGTATTCTACCCCCTTGTTGAAAATGAGGTAATGTTTCACGTGGAACATTTAAAGGACCTTGGCCCGCGTAGCGAGGAAGGCTGGTTATTCCCATCATTTTAGGTCCCACTGCTCTGTCTCCTCAGTTTAGGTAAATATTAGTCTAACATATATTAACCGTAATACGCATTAACTTTCAAGCGTTCGCCGGCGTTCTCAAAACCCCAATCATCCGTAGGTGTTTGCACAAAGTTACCTTGTCTATAACGCATCAAAGCTTGTGTCATGCTGTCTACTAAATCGTCATAACGGCCGTTAGGAAAAGCCGCACATTCTTCAATTAATTCGTCTGCCCAAGGTTCATCCGGAGCCCAAACCATACCGGCTTCAAACAAAGGAGAGATAGCGTGCACTCGAGAAATTTTATCATTGCCTTTACTGGGCGTAAAATTAATAACCGGGATACCCATTTGACGTAATTCTTGCGTTAACGGCGTACCGGACGCTTTTGCCTCAATAATAACGGTCTCTGGGTCCCAAAAATCGTATTGTTCTTTAGCTATCGCTTTTAGCTCAGGAAAATCCCAGCGTCCTTTCTTTACATCTAACAAAATAATAGCCGGTTCGCCCCCTATTTCCTGTGGATAAAACACACCCCAAGTAGTAATGGCACTAAAATCAGCCGTTTCTTTCTTAGAAAACGCGGTATCGTAGCTTTGGATAACGTATTGTAAGCTAGGCACCTCTACTTTTTTCCATTTCTTCCACCACTCGCGTTTTAAAATAGCCAAAGTTTCCGAGGTTGGGTTCTGTTGATACTGTGCATTCCATTTATAAGGCGGTACGGACGCTTTTACCCCTAGCAATTCGTCTTTTGACCAAAACTCCGGCCAGCAAGGGTTTCCAGACGGCATCAAAGCGGGTAGTTCTACTACCTCCCATTGATCGGCTATCGGGTCTTTAGCTTGCGCCCGCATCAATTGTCCCGTCATGTCTTTTTCTGACCACCGGGTTTGAACTAATACAATAGCACCTCCCGGCTGCAACCGTTGACGAGGGCCACCGGTGTACCAGTCCCAAGCTTGATCGAAACCGTTGTTAGATAACGCGGTTTGTTCCGAGTGCGGGTCATCAATAATAATTAAATCACCACCCCGTCCCGCTAAGTTTGAACCAACGCCCACGGCGTAGTACATCCCACCACTTTTTGTGTCCCACCGACCGGATGCTTTACTGTCTGCGGCTAGTTTTGTTTTTGGAAAAACCGTAGCGTATTCATCTGTTTCTAATAAGTTTTTAACCTTACGTCCGAAGTTAACAGCAAGTTCCGTGGTGTGTGTTGCTTGAATAATTTTCATGGCGGGATTTCTACCGATCATCCAAGCGGGAAACAAGAAACTAGCAAACTCACTTTTTGTGTGTCGAGGCGGCATATTAATAATCAATCGTTTAATTTTACCATTTGCAATATCTTCTAGTTTTTTTGCAATAGTCTTATGGTGATTGCCTAAAATAAATTCGGGCCACATCGCTTGGACAAAAGCTAGGAAATTATTTTTACTGTTCTCTACTTTGTCTAATTGAGCTAGCCGTAGCTTTAAACGTAATAATTTTGTTTCATCTTCAAAGATATTCATGGGGCAAAAACTTTAAATAATTTTTCCCACTCTACAAAAGGACCTTTAAACTCAGCAACTTCTTGAGAACCTTTTAAACCATCCATAACAAGATTAACCGCTTCTTCGCCTTTAAAAATTAAAATACGAAAATCTTTTTCATTTATCTTCTGGTGCTTAACCAAAACCCAAACGCTGGCATGTTGGTGGCGCGTCATAAAAGCAACTTGGTGCGGACGCAAGCCTACCTTATTGCCGTTACAAAATTTTAATTCTATTAAATGAAACCTACCTTTTTCATCACAGAGCATGACGTCTGGTACACCGGGCAAGGCCCACGATTCTAATCTAGTGGGTAGTATTTTTGGTCGTGTCCGCTTCAAAGCTTCCCGGACTTGTTTCCACAGTCCCGATTCCTTCGGCGTCGCGGTTGCTGGTATCTGTTTGTTTTTCACTGGACGGGCCATAAGATTTTATTTCCTCGATAGCTTTTAATACTTCTTCTTTGCTCATTTGGTCTATGCTGCCGTGCCGAACTTCACTTTTGCTTATGTAAATATCACCTTGGGCTTGCCCTCGACGATACTCGGCTTGTACGGCTGCAGAGTAAGCTCCATTGCTTAATGCTTCATCACGAATTCTCTGTAGTTCACGAACATGTCTGCCGTACGTTACGCCAAACTTTGCATCAAGCTCATTACGATAACGTTTAATTTCAGCAACAACATGCGGGCTTATATCAGGGTTTGTTAGTTCATATGCTCTTGTGTGGGAAGAACTCACCGAGTAACCAGCATTAATTGCCGCCTCTCGTAAAGTTATGTGACCGTCGTTGGCAACCAACTCACGAACAAATAATTGTTGCATACGAGTTAAACGTGTTTTGGATGATAACCCCGGACGTCCATTTTTTTTAATTTTTTTCTTGGCCATTGGAAAAAAATATTAAATTTTTTTGGACCGAAAAACAAGCTAAAAAAATATTAAATTATTGTCAGTTAATCTTATATCGTTTTTAACTGTACCGTTTGTACGAAACCGAGTTATAACTGCCGCTCCCTAGCTACCTGTGCGTCGCTCGTAAGTCGTTGATTTATAAGGAATTTGACCATAATACAAAAAGCATGCTTCTGGGACTCTAGACTTTAATCTAATGAAACCTAGTCACGGTACGCGGTGCGCGAATCAATCCACCGAGTTATGCACAATGCGCAAAAGTGCGCGGGGCCAGTGATCAAGAAATATACAGCGCAGTTGGAGGTCACGGAATAAAAGGTTGGCCGCTCCCGTCCTGGCTGTATAACTTTGTAGATTGATGGCCCATAATTTGGCGGTTATCCACAAGCCGTGCGGCGGGCATGTTCGGCAGCCGAAACACCGCTGAAACCCGCATAACTATGGGCTTCTGTGTTCGATAGCTGATACTCGAGTGCCGTCCAAATGATTCTGGGGCACTGTCCGGGGGCAATCTGGGGCATGTATACGAAAATTTGACATACATCGAGGGGACTTTGCTAAACATTGCGCGGTTCTGGGGCGGTGGTGAGGTAGATCGAGGGGCACGGTTCGCGGT